CTCCCTTTACGGTTTTAATTAATATACAAACTTTGTAATGTATAATATTTATATTTATTTAAATTTTGGACAATTTCGTTAGAAATCTTTCAAAAACTTCTAATTTTGCTTCAGCTAACTCTCTTGATTTAGCCTTTGTAATAACAGCTTTATGTTCTGCGATATCTTTTTCTTGGAAAATACCGTCTACAAACACCCACTCTTTGCCTTCCATAATGCCTCTAACATAAGCATCAGGAGCTGATGGATCTGCTACAATATCAGCTGCTGTAGCAAGCATGAAATCATCTTGTACTTCGTTAATGCCATTCTTCTCTTTAAGAGATCCTAAACCTCTAGAACTAACACCTAAGTTAGCACCTTCGTCAATAAGTTCTCTTACAATACGTCCCATTGGAGTATCCAAAATTTTAGCTTTACCAATAAAATTATCACCAGACTCTTTAAGACCGACAATCATGTGAGATACTCTATCAAGATTAATAGTTGGTCCGTCAGGATGGCCTAGCTCGCCGTAGGCACGTTTTTTATCAATATTTTCTTTTGTATAACGTACCACTTCTTTTTGCATAATCTCTTTAGGATACATGCGGCCATTTCTATTAGTAATATTAGACTGTAAAAAAGGACCTTCAATAAAGTAGCTCTTCTTTCCTGTCTCTTCGTTTAACTCGGTTAAAAAATTAACCTGTTCTGTTGTCTCTGTAATAAGTTTCATTATCCTAAGTCTCCGTCAGCGCCTTGGTGTTGTTGTGAACCAAAACCACCTACCTTGGCCAACTCTAGCCAAATAACAGCATCACCATTAGAAATATCAATGTCAATGTCTGATGTGTTTTCGGTATTCTCTACAAAACCATACCAGTCTGTAAAGCCAGTACCATGAACGTGCATAATGTCTACACCGTTACGAGCAACTGTTACTGCTGCGTTTTTGTCGCAGTTCCAATGGATTCTAGTAATGTTTACTGTTGGTGAAGATGCGGTTTCTGTTGACTTTTTTAAATCAACATCTAAATCGATAGTGCCACTGTCCCCGCCAGTTCCGCTGACGCGCACGACGGCCTGGACTTGTGTCAACTTTAAATTAGAACTAGCGAATGCCATCTATTTTCTCCGTTTAATTAGTTTACTTCTTTTTCTTGTGGTTGCCGTGGCTACCTTCTTCCAATACTTCTACGTCTGGATCGTTAACCTCGACAGTTTCAATGCCATGTTCAAACATGACTTTGTACCATGCAACATTACCATTTTCATCAGGTTCAGCATGTTCACCAATTACCGGTGTACCTTCTTGCCATTCTTTATGAAAGATTTTAGAAGCACACATGTGCTGATCTCCGGGTAAAGAACCTTTCTCTACGCCATCAACTGGTGCTTCGACGATGTCTTCAACTTCAACGCCTTCTCTAAATTGCTTAAATGTCTTCATCGGTTTCTCCTGTTTCGACTGATTCAGGCTCCGCTGCAGGATCAACCTCTAAAACGTGTTCTTCTCCGTCTGCCAATCCCATTGCCTGTAAATCTGGGTTTTTAAAAACAGAACTAGCTAACTCCGCTTTGTAATCGTTTACCGCTACATTAACTCTGTCCTGCATAATTGCATTAAATCTGTCTTGAACCTCACTAGCTTTACCACTAGCAATGCTGTCCATCATATCTTTAATCGCCTGTTGTTGGTCCATTTTCTTCTCCTTGTTGAGCCTCTTGCATTGGAGCTTCTATTTGAATCTCCATATTAATTTGCTCCAGCTCTTCATCTGTTAATCTTAAAATTTGTTTCTGCACATAGTTTTTACTAAACAAAGTACCAATATAACCTGCTACACCGTTTAATACTTCTACTCTACTTCTAAGAATCTCTTGTTCTTTAGACTCTGTGTAGTAAGCATCTGAAGCAAACTCGTAAATAATATCGTCACGAATCTTTCTCCAGTCTTCCTCAGTAATAACATTCTTTAGTAAAAGCTGTGTCTTTAGTAAGTCATCAAAAACATAACTAAACTTTCTTCTTAACTTAGCTACAAACTTTGTAAATTTAAGTTCGTCTCTATTAATCTCTGCGGCTCTACCAAAGTTAAGGCCCGCTTGTTGTTCTAATCTACTTACAGGTACATTTAAACTTCGATATAGTTTACTTCTAAAGTATTCTATATCTGTAATTTCTCCTAGATTTTGACCGCCAGGCAAAGTGCTAATATCAGTACCTCTTCCACCTTCTCTACTCGGTAACCAAAAATCTTCCAACATTGACATATAATTTCTGTCATCTCTGATTTCTCCTGTTGAGGCGTCATAAACAAGTTTATTTCTATATCTTGCCATAACATCTCGTAAGTATTGTTCAGCTTTGATTTTAGGTAAGTTACCTACATCAATATAGAATATTCTTCTTTCTGGTGCACGAGCAATTCTGTATATT